TGGTTTGAAACTGCATTGATGGCAAACAAGGGAAATTCTCTTGCCAAAGAAGCAATGACCAAGACATATTCTAATGCACACTTTAGCGAATGGGCTTGGGTAGGGTCTAAATTCGACTACGTGGTAAATAATGATGGCACTTTAGAAAATCTACACAGCCAAGTTAAGGAAATCGTAGCGAAGATATTGTAGCCGTGGTGCTTCATTTGCCGTATATTTAACTCTCTCCTAGATAAATACAACTAACAAGAAGCATAATTCTTCCAAAGGAGTTAAACCATAATGGCTACATTAGTATCACCAGGCGTAAGTATTTCGGTCATTGATCAAAGCATCAATGTCGGCGCCGGACCTGGAACAATACCCCTAATTTTTATTGCTACACAGCAGGATAAGTCGACTCCCGATGGAGCATCAGTAGCAGAAGGAACAACAAAGGCTAACGCAGGTAAGGTTTGGTCCATTACTTCGCAGCGAGACCTAGTTCAGACTTTCGGCGATCCAATTTTCTACTCTGTAAGTGGAACATCTTTAAATGGTTATCCTCTAAACGAATACGGTTTGCTAGCTGCATACTCATATTTGGGTTTGTCGAATCTAGTAAGAATTGTTCGTGCTGATATCAATACCACACAACTAGAACCAACTTCAGTTGAACCAACAAGCCCAGCAGCAACTGGAACATATTGGTTGGACGAATCATCGAGTGGTTCTGCATATGGATTGTTTGTACGTTCCGGAGTATTCCCAAATGAAATTTGGGTTTCGGTAACACCAGATTTTGTCTATAATTTCGCAACAGGCACAACCAATACACCGGATGCAGGTGACGGTGTTGACGGCGATTACGCAGTTGTTTTCCAAACTGCTTCTGGAACATTTTCATATTGGGTAAAGGACACATCTGGTTGGTTCCAGATTGGTAATACCGCATACACTTCGGCAGCTTTGAGCTGCACATCAGTTGGTGCAGTTGTCACAACAACTTCGACCACAGATTTGAAGGCTGGCATGACACCAGTTATTTCAGCTGGTACAGGTACTTTTGCCGCAGATACAACAATTCTATCAGTTGACAGTGCAACACAATTCACATTGTCAGCAGTTCCTACAGTAGCTTTATCAGCTGCAACTGTAGAAGCTTATTTTGATGTAACAATTCAATCTGTTTGGCCAGATCTAACAGCCGCAACAACAACTCAAGAATATTGGGTTAAAACAGGTTCAGCTGCACAAGGTGCAAACTTTGTACTACGCAGAATGGACGCAACACTTGCACAGTTTGTTCAAGTTGAAGCTCCAATTCTTGCTAACGATGCAGCAGCAAATACCTATTACAGTTCAAACGCTGCAGGTTCGAATGGTCAGATTTATATCGAACCAGTTCTTTCTGGTCTTGCACCACAATCAACAACTAACTCGCTGGAGTTCAGAAAAGCATCAGGAACAACAGGTCCTTGGGCTCCTCTAGCAGTTATTGTTGGATCTACAACAGTTCCAACACAAGGTCCTGCAAATGGACAACTTTGGTTCAATGCTGAATTGGGTGTTAACGGTGACGGACAGTCTACAGTAGATATTCTAATTGCAGACGGTGCAGGAAGCTGGCAAAACATTAACCTTGAAGGATTTGGTACACTAACAGTTCTTCCAGGCCAGCCAACACTATATGCACAATCTGGTGATCCACAAGATAACGTTCCAGCGCCATCGCTTTTGGCCAACGATATTTGGGTTGATACAGATGTTGATCCATATCCGGTGATTTATTACTGGAATGGTTCGGCTTGGGTTCTAATCGACAATGAAGATCAAACTTCAAACCACGGTATTCTGTTTACAGATGCACGTCCAAACCCATTGTATCACAACGGTTCATACTCGGGTGAAAACAACGGTGGCGGCTCGAATCCAGACTTGGATCCAGATGCACCAGATGCAGATTTGTATCCAAAGGGATTCATGTTGTGGAACACACGTTACTCAACAGATAACGTTAAGGAATGGCAATCTCCATATGTATTCAATGGCGTGACCGCAGAACCAGATGACACAAACAACGGATCAACAGGACGTTGGGTAAATGTTTCGGGTAACAATGCTGCAGGAGTTCCATACATGGGCGCAGCAGCACAGAACATTATGGTTGTTCGTGCAATTCAGTCAGACATCGTATCTAACGAAGAAATTCGTGCAGAAGATTTGTTCTTCAACTTGATTGCTGCTCCAGGTTATGTTGAAGCAATCGATGAAATGCTTGCTCTAAACGACGATCGTAAGGATACAGCATTTGTTCTTGGTGATACACCATTTACATTGGCTGCAACAGGTACAGCACTACAGAATTGGGCAACCAACACAAGTGCAGCACTTGGTAACGGATCGGATGGTTTAGTATCAGCAAGCAAGTATTTCTCTGCATGGTATCCAAGTGGATTGAGCACAAACGTTGACGGAACAGATGTTGTTGTTCCACCAACACATATGGCGCTTCGTACAATTGCGTATAACGATCAGGTTGCATATCCATGGTTCGCACCAGCAGGTTTGCAGCGTGGTATCGTTAACAATGCAGCGGCAGTTGGTTATGTTAACGCATCTGGCCAATTTGTTTCTGTAAAGCTTAACGAAGGTCAACGTGATATTCTATACCAGAACGGTATCAACCCAATTCGCGTAATGCCAACTGGTGGTATTGTCGTATTTGGACAGAAGACACGTCAACCCTTTGCAAGCGCAACAGATCGTATCAACGTAGTTCGCCTAGAAAACTACTTGCGCTACCAACTTAACAATCTTGCTATGCCGTTCTTGTTCGAACCTAACGATACAACAACACGCAAGGCAGTTAAGGATGCATTCGATCGTTTCTTGTCTGAATTGATCACACTTCGTGCATTGTACGACTTCTTGGTTGTTTGCGATTTGTCAAACAACACACCAGCTCGTATCGATAGAAATGAATTGTGGATTGATATTGCTATTCAGCCAGTCAAGGCAATTGAATTTATTTACATCCCTATCAGAATTAAGAACACTGGTGCTAGCTTAACATCAGCCTAATCTGAGAAATGATATAAGAATACCGGGGTTTTCCCGGTATTTTTTTGGGGATAAATACCACATGTCGGTTTTTAGTTTAAAGCATTACATTTCGCACCTCCCATCACAACAGAATATTGGATGCTGTACCGCATCCGCAAGTTTATTGGCGGCCGAAATGATAATGTCTACAACTGGCAAGAAAGAAAAGTTGTCTCGTTTATTTGTCTATTACATGGCAAGAAAATTACAGAATCGCGTTGGACAAAATGGTGCTGAATTAGGCACAACACTTAACGCCATGGTACAGTTTGGTGTGGCAACAGATAGGACCTGGCCCTTCACCTTAAATCGTGTAAACATAGAACCTAATTCAGCAGCAATCAATGAGGCAACACAATACAAACTTGGGAAATACAATTGGGCGCCGGTCAACACCTTTAAAGAATATCTTCATAATGAAACTCCTATTATTGTAGGTCTACATACAGGAAAGATGTTTTGGAGAATTAAAGGCCCACTTTCAACTCAATCCTATAAGATAATAAATACAACAGATAATAGAAAATATAGAGGTCATGCTGTTACGGTTATAGGGTATGACGATGAACTATTTGGTGGTTCATGGATCATAGCAAATTCTTTAGGGCTAACATGGGGAGATCACGGAATCGGGATTTTGCCATATGAATGCTCTCAAGATATAGGCGAATCATATGTGATAACCGAATTCTCTGGAATAACCCCTGGTAAAAAAATTTCTTAGAATTGATAAATAGTATTAGCTTTTATAGCAGGAGAAAAAGATGGCAAATTTAGCTAAGTTCGGTATTCCATTAGATGGAAACAAGCTAGGTATCCTACAGCCGAAGCAAAAGTATCGTTTCAGAGTCGTATGGCAGAACTTCGGTGAGAATAATGGCTTACGAGAAATGACTGCTAACGTAGTTACATGCACACGTCCAAAGATTACCTATAATGAAGTTCAACTTGATTCATACAACTCTGTTGCTTGGATTCAAGGTAAGCACACATTTGATACAGTTGAAATCACATTGCGTGATGATATTACCAATGCGGTAATTTCTTCTGTCGGTGCACAAGTTCAGAAGCAAATGAATCACTTCGAACAGACAAGTGCGGTAGCTGGTATCAATTACAAGTTTGCAATGGAAATTCATTCGCTTGACGGTACAAACAACGATCAATTGGAATCATGGGTTCTTGACGGTTGCTGGATCCAGGCTTATGCCTCTGGTGATAGCGATTATGCATCCGGTGATCCTAACATCATCACTTTAACAATTAGATTTGATAATGCAACCCAAGTTGCCGGTCCAAATACAAACGACGGAACAACTGTTGGTGGAGACCCATATCCAAATATCGCCAGCCCAACTGGTGGTACTACATTCGGTTAATCCGGAAATTTTGGAGGCGGTTAATGCCTAGCTTTTCAAGTTTATTCACATCACTGTCTGGCGCGGGGTTCTTTTATGAAAAGAGCTCCCGTCATGCCACCTTTAATTTCAACCAAGAAGCGCAATCTCTTTATAGAAATCAGCCGCGCTTCCCTTTTGAATATTATATCAACATTAGACTTAATAGAGTTGGAACTGCTGATACGTATATCAACCAGTTCTTCAACAATCCAACATGGACGCAAGTTCAGCCATTGGTTAAGACAATCGAAATGCCATCTTTTAAGATTGAGACAACTCCGCTCAATCAATATAATCGAAAGCGTCTAAGCCAAACAAAGATTGGATTTGAACCTGTTAAGGTAGTGTTTCATGATGTTGCTGATGGAAAAACTTTGAAGTTCTGGGAAATGTATTATCGATACTATTTCGGTGATGGCACAGAACCAGATAAGAACCAGGTTAAACAGCCTGGTGGACAGCGTGGTCCTGTAACAACAGAACAATTTTTAAAGAATATCACTCCTTCGTTTAATCCTAATCTTAGCGGATTATCTGCAAGCATTAAAGATGTATTCCAGAACAATAGTTTTCTAGGAGCTAAAAGTCCTACGAATCAATTGGGTAGTAAACAAGATACTCAAAACATTGTCGACGATACTCTAAATAGTCACCAGTTTGGTTTCAATTTGCCAGTTGTGCAGAATGT